ATAATTTGTATTGAATTTCTCCGTTACAATTTAAATAGAATCCAAATAATTCATTATTGTCTACAAAAACATAAATATCGTAGTAATTATGAGAATACAGATTTAAGTTTTCTAAATACTTAGGGGCTGTTGTTAAGTCTAAACAAGTGCCACTTAAACGGAACGGACGACCTGATTCTGAAATTTGAATTTCAATAGATTTCTTAAATGTAAATTTTTTATATTTTTGCAAAGTCTTCATTGTAGTCTGTCCATATTTTAACTGTAAATCCTTTTTCTTGTAGTTGCTTTATTCTTATCTTTTGAAGTTCGGATAACTTCCCGTTTTCTCTTTTCACTTCAATAAACATTGTTTCACCATTTTTTAAACACATTAAGTCTGGTATTCCGTTAAGGTTAGTCTTTATTAGTTTTATACAAAGCCAGCCTTCTTTGGTTAGTTTCTTTATTATTTTCTGCTGAATTTTTGATTCTAATATCATAATCTTTTTTGAATAATGAGTTAGTATAATCGCCTTTGTTTATTACTGTTTTATAAATCTTTTCCTCTATCCCTCCTTTGGAGAATATCCAATAAACAGTATTATCTTTTCTATCCATTGTTGTGAGCCTGTCCCTTGCCTGAGCATAGCTAACATAAGAGAAGTCTATGTTATAAAAGATAAGAGCATCTGCAGCCTTTAGACTTATTCCCTCCCTCCCTGAAACAACTTGTAATGCAATATTTTTATCGGTTGTATTGAACTCATCTAAATAATTTGTAAGCTCGTTATCAAAGACTTTTTTAAGTGCGTTATATTCTTCCTTAAATTTATAAAAAATAGCTATCTTATTGCCTTTAAAATTATTTTTAATATACTCAGCTTTAGAATAGTCAATCACTTTAGAAGTACCATCTTCAAATTTAACCGTTCCTGATGATAACTGATGTACCTTTTGTTGCAATTTTACGCCTGTATCTGCTAATATCATTCTACCGTCAGAGCTTGTCACCACTAAATCACGTTTTAACTTATCGATTATCTTTTGTGTTATCGGTTGCATCTCGCAAAATAATACTAACTCTTTTACATCTGTGGTAAAGCCTGCTTCTTTTTGTGTAAAGGTTAATATATTGTGACGAATCAAATGCCAAAAATCTTTTTTACGAGCATCGGAGTAGTCATTAACTTTAGCATATCCGAGATGTTTAGTAGTTACATTAACGTATTTATCTGCCCATTTATAGAAATTTGTAAACTCTTTAAATGGAGAATGATTTGAAATCCAAAACAGATGATAGTATTGAGAATATGACTCAGGAGTAGGAGTTCCTGAAAGTAATATCATTGGTATATTTCCAAACCTTTTTTTTACATCTTTTGCATACTTTGAAGGTTTAGGATAAGAGCTGTAACCATGACACTCGTCAACTATGATAACATCAAAATCATTAGTTTCAATTTTATGTAATGATTCTTTATTGATAATTGTTAATTTAAATGAATAGCCAAAGTTATCATAATCTGATTGTATTGATGAGAATGCTTTGATTTTAGTTATGAATAGCACGTTATTGGCATTTGACAGCTTACAGGTTTCTAAAGCTGTTAAGCTTTTACCAGTTCTCACTTCCATAAAAAGACAGACTATTTTTTTACGTTGCAAAATATTAGTGGCATCTTTTGAAAGTCTTATTTGGTAATCTCTTAATTGATTTTTCATAAAAATTTTACTTTACAATTATTACAAAAATCTGATTCACCATTATGATAATTTTTACAACTATGACAATATTTAAGAATACCAAAATTAGCATCTAAACCATTTAAATAAACACTTCCGTTAAAATGTATCTTAGTATGACAATCTCTGCAAACAGATAATAAAGAATTAAAATCTTCTTTCATTACAGTATTATAGTTTATATGATGTACTTCTGTTGCTGTTAAATAACAACATCTACATTTATAATTATCTCTCTCTAAAATTAATAATCTTTTATTTTTCCATTCTTTGGATTTTAAATATACCTCGTTATAATATTTATTGTTTTCTTGTTTTTGTTCAGAAATAAAAATGCGTTTATTTTTATAATTTTCTCTTTTTTCTAAATTAACAAAATTTAAAGAATCCAAATTAAAAAGACTTCTTTTAAAATTTAAAGAGTCAAGACATCCACAATTGTCACATTGTTGACGAATAGTTATTACATTATTAGACATAACATATTTTACAAAATTGTTTTTACATCCGCAAAACTTACAATTAGATGTTTCCATAATTAAAATGCTATATCGTTATCATCATTATTTTCATCAAAATCTTTTTCAAAAAGACCATACCATTTCAATCCATTACTTGATCCTTGCTCAAAATTATATCCTTTATAGTTGGCATATTTCTGAATCCAAAGATTGAACTTATTTCTTTTTAACCATTTATCAAAATCCTTATTATCGGTAACGAAAGCATTGAAATATTGCGATTTATCGTTTCTTACATTGATAGGGAAATTTTCGAAGTCAGTAACCCATTCATAGAAGTCCATATTTGTTTCTGCTATGAATTTACGAAGTTTAATGTTTTTAGCATTTTGTTTTATCAATCCATTATTTAAAAATAACTTCAAACAATAAACCATATAATTATCAAACTTTTGGAAATCTTCTAAAGTCCAATCGTCAAATAATTGTCTTCCAAACTCATCCTCCGGAGTTAAGTCTTTACCATAATATTGAGCTATCTCTAATTCAAACCTTCTCCTATCGTGACTATTACCCTCTCCTTTAATTGCATAATTTGTAGATATTATAAGTTTTGGACTTTCGTGTACATTAAGTTTAACAGCATCTTTGTTTTTACGTTCTAAAGTTAATCCCTCAGTTACTAAACTGAACTTCTCCTCAAAATTAAAATTTTTAACCACGTCATCGAAAACTAATATTTTAGTGTCAAGTGAAACAGTTTGATACGGGAATGACTTTTTACCATCAAACAACTTACCGTCAATTATAGATGTTTTTCTTATTTGTGATATTCCTTGAACATAAACACCTTTACCCGTTCCACCATCTGGATTATCACTAATAACCTCATCATTTAATATAATAGCCTTATTATTTGAGCGATTTTTATAAGTTGATAAAAGATAACCAATAACACATTCAATAGGCATAGGGTTATTATTTGAAATATTGAAAATAAACTTCTGATAATCATTTTCAAAATTATCTAATTCAACAAAATCACGCTGCAATATGTGGTCATTCCAAATATAATAATCAATGTCAATATAGTCTATTAAAGTTACATGATCTTTAGTTATTTCTAAAACACCATTTTGAAAAGCTATAAATGATTTGTGTTTAGTATCTGTAAGCATTTTTAATTCAATACTATCTAACATTAAAAGAAACTGCTCACTAAATAGGTTTTGAAATTTTGCACAATAGTTCCATACTTCAAACTCTTTCTTTTCTAAAAGGAAATTTAAAACAAAGTCTTTAATAATTTCAACACTTGTTATCTTAACCTTATTTGAATTAATGTAAACCCAAGTTGGTTTTTGGCTTTCGTTTGGATAGTGTTTCTTAAATCCATTTCTTTCTAAAAAGAATTTATACTTTAATGGATCAATAATAACCTTTTCTTTTCCTGACTTATCGTAAACGATAAACCAAAAGTCTTCGTGTTCTAACACTTCCTTTATCTCATCAAAAGTATCCTCCGATATACCGTGCTTTTTAGTAACAATATCTTTACCTTTCTTTAAGTCAACTTTAACCCTATCTATCTTTTGATAATCTTCAAAAAATTTACTGTCAAAACTTCTCTTTTTATATGCGCTTTTTATAGTTGTTTTTGTTTCTAATTCTGAAAAGTCACCAATAACTACATTGTTAAAAATATAATTTTCTGCTGTATATTGGCTAACTCCATACTCACAAAACATTCCAGCCAAACCAAAAATAAAAGAATTTCTTTCTCCTTCTACAAAATCCTTTTTCCAATCGAAAGCCATTATTTTTTCTATAATCTTATCCTCATCAGTAATAGGTATCAAAGGTGACTTTTCAGAAACTTTAAAACCAATATCTATAATAGTTGGATTATAAACAGTAGCCTCTAAATTTAAGTAAGGTTGTGGGTCATAAGACTCATAACATACCCTATCAATATTAGAACATCCTTCATCAAAGTTATCAAACTTAAAGTCATCATAAAACTTTTTATAATATTTAGGATGTGTTTCTTTTGTAGCTTCTGGTATCCTAACAACTACTTTTAAACCATTTCCAGAAGGAGAAGTAAATAATAAAATAACGTGAGGATTAAGCTCCAACAAACTTCTTTGCTGAAGCATAACCTCATCATTTTCATATTTATCAAAATCAAGAACCATTAATCCTGAATGCTTAACACAGGAATTGCTATTTCTTTGGGAGAACAAACCGGAAAATATAATACACGGTAAAGTTGTTTTAAATCTATCCGCTTCTTGTTTTGTTTTAGCATTTCTTATTAAGTCAATTATTGGTTTTGACTTACCTGCTTTTATCCTGTTATAAATTTTAATTAAATCGACCTCATAAGGAGTGTCTTTTGTTTTGAATAATTCTTTGAAAACTGAAATTTTATAATCCATAAGTTTTAAAATAAGAAATCCGATTTATCCACTGCCTCTTACCTCAGTTTCAAAATCGGATTAATATAATGTTTTCTTTAATCTGTAAGAGGTTCTACAAAGATATAAATAATATTATTATAAAATACATCAGTACGATATTTTTTTATATATTTTTAACTTCGTACTGTTCCGACCTTTGTTAAGTATTGTTTTTATTGGATTTTTAATTAAAAAGTACGAAAGTACGAAGTTAAAATCATTTTTGTTACCGCTTCATTTTTAAAAAAATACTCTCTAAAGGGAATATAGGAAACACCCCAACTTCGACCTTTTAAACAAAAAACTGGCTATTTATATTTCAATCCTTTAGGATTGAACATAAAAAAACCACCCCGAAGGATGGTTTTAAAAATTAAACTAAAAAAAATTAGAAAGCCAATTCTTCATCATCTTCAATAATATCTGCTTCAACTTCAATATCATTAATAACCGGCTCGGCTCTTAATAAATATGTTTTAAGATACGATTCTAATACATTGAACACTTCATCTGCCATTTCCATTTCAGAGTCAGAAAGTGACTTATCGAAAGAAAAAGCAGGTATTGAGAACTTGACAGCTCCTTTTTTACCATCAGTAGCCGATTTAACAGTAACCCATTCATCAGGTAATCTATTACGAGTTTTTTGAGTAAACTCTCCCCAAGCTTGTACTGCACTTCCTTTTAATTGTAAATTAGCAAGTGATCCATCTTCTAACATAATGTAAATCGATTTTACATAGTGAGCACCGGCAGCTACAACTTTATCTTTAATGTCTTTGTAAAGACCTTTTGCAATTTCATTTCCTTTGAATGGCTTAACTGTAAGCGGTTCTTTAGAAATGAATTTAACCTCATTAGAATAGATTGCCGACTGTGATGCGTCATTCCATCCTTTAACTGTGTGTAGTTCGTCAAGAACAAGGAACTTAAAAGGAAGTGGTATTGATACATTTTCTTTAGTTTCTTTGTCGTAATAACTAAAGCATTTGTCATTTGATTTCCAGTCAATAAATTTCGTGGCTGGATTTGTCTGTGGTGTTGTGAACGCCTGTCTTCTGTTTGAACTCATAATATTTATTTATTTATGGCTTTCAATGAAAGGGCGAAAGCCTTACCCTTGTTAATATTATTTATTGTATTTATTCCAAAGATAATCACTTAAATCTGCTTTTGCTTTTTTTTCAGCTTTTTTAAGTTTAATATAAGTAGCATCTTCTTTATTATTTTCCCATTCATCAACATCAACAGCCTTTGTATATTTTGCATTTTGTCTTACTTCCGGATTAAGCTCATTATACATTTCTTCTGAAAGAATTAAAAACCATTCTCTATTTGAAATCATAATTAAGATAGTTTAGTATTAATGAATCGTTCAAGTGTAGCCATCCCTTTTAAGTGATATTCTACCGGATAGCTAAAATTATGATTATATTTATTTTTTATTTCGTTAGCACGTTCTTTAAATGTACTTACAGGAGTAGGCAGTTCAAAGTTTAGTTCTTCAAAGTTGGCATTGGCTAAATCCATACCTTTATTTTTTATCCAGTTATTAAGCTCTGATATAAAAACTTTATAATTTTCCGATTGGTTTTTGATAGATTTCGTCATTTGGATTGAATTTATGATTAAAGTAAAAATTTTCATTTGTCAAAATTAGCGACAAGTTGTATTGTCGGAATATTTCTGCTGTTGTCATTACGTTGGATCAGTTAAATTAAACAAATCATTTTTAGTAAGTCCCTCCGGTTGGTATTTTTTACCATCGTGAATGAATTTAAACGGTATTTGTTTAAGACTTGTATAAATACTGTTCGCTATATTAACAGCCGATTGCACATCAACTGCCATTATAGGATGTATTGTAAAGTCTGTTTCCTGTTCTCCGAAGCTTACGTATCTATACCATACTTCGATTTCAAATTTTTTCATAGTTTTATTGTTTAAATGTTTGACAAAGATACAATGTTAATTTAGATATGCAAATTAAAATCGTTATTTGTATTAATTTTAAATTAGTAAATTAATTTTGTAATTAAATTATAACTTGTATATTTGTAAAAAAATTATAACAATGAAAACAAAAAACGAAAGAGGGGCAGGAAGAAAACCAAAGTACACCGAGCCTACAAAATTAGTAAAAGTTCCTATTTCTATTATTCCGATGTTAGAAAAGTTATGTGAGCCACTTATTAATAAAAAATTAAAGTAATGAGTATATTTCCAGAAAAAATATCAGGACGTTTAATACGAACTGATATTATACCTAAAAAATATATAAAAGATGGTAATGTTTATAAAACTAAAACAGAAAACTTCAACGACCAACTAGATGAAGATATGAGTAAGTATTTAGTAGGCACTAAAATACTTATAATAGTAGCTTCAATAATACTAATCGGAATAGTAACATTTATATTTAGTTGATTATGGAAAAGAAATTAATATCAATGGTGGATTACGTATCATACATAGGAAGTAGAGCTAACCAAAAAAGTTTTGAAGATGATTTAGTTAATATTTATAACTATGCTATTTTCCTAAAACAACCATTAACCTTATCAATGTTTGTTCCGACAGATGAAAACGGTAATGTTTTGGAAGAAACAGAATATTTTAAATTATATGGTTGTTGTTTACAGTTTGATAATTCAAAATTTGAAGGTTTTTTTGATGATATAGATGATTTTAAACAATGGGAATACGAATGTTTAAAATACCAACAAGCCAAAGAGCGAGTTTTGTTTGAGGGGTTTAAAGTAGTTGAAAGACCATTTGTTCATGGAAAAAAACATTATTTCATTACTAACGGTAACATAGATGTATCATATAACTATAATGGTATATTCGAATTTGATAATTATTTTAAAAATATAGAATCATTAGTTCCACACAATCTCACACTAACAGAAACAGCAGTTAAAAAATTAGGATTATGAAAACATTTGTAACATCAGTATTATTAGCCTTTTTTATTTTCTTATTATTTTATTTATTAGGAGCTTTTATTGAAACAGAGTTAAATATAAAAAAATGGAATCCTGCTACTCGTGAATTTATAGCTTTATTTGGAGGGTTGTTAAGTTTATTTTTATCAGTATCTTATTTTACATTTAATAAAATAGACTAATGAAAAAACTAATATTAACACTATTAATCGCTTCGGCTTCTTATTCTCAATCAATTAACTTATCCGCAGGTTTTGATGTAAGAAATGCAATAATAGGAAGTGAACCGACTAACAATAATCCGGAACTTGATTTACTTCTTTCGTGCCGAATGGTAAGTAATCACAATGTAGTTATTTCAGTTCAGTACGAAACATTTAAAGCAATCGGTTTTGACCGTTATTCTTTTGGAGTAGGTTATCGTTTTACTCCTATTGAAAAGATTTATTTAATACCTTCAATTAACGCTGATTTGATTGGCAGAAAATGGAAGTACAACGGTAGCGAAAGCAGTCATTTAGCATTTAGTCTGAATAACATTATTAGCTACGATTTGAATGATAACTTTGCAATCGGATTAGAAACCAATTTGCAGAATAGGGCGGATTTGAATGCTAAATATGGTGAAACTAATTACGTGCTGTCAAATTACTTAACTTTAATTTATAAAATACCAATAGGACAATGAATTTAGGTAAATTTGACTGTTCAACAGGATTGATAAATATACTTTATAATGATAATTTATTTAATATTTCAGTAAGAACATCCACTATAAAAGATATGTTATTAGTAGATAAATTACAAAAGGAAAATAGTTACGCTGTTGGGTTTATTCAAAAAACTATTTGGGAAGATTATGTTTGGGGAGGAAAAAGAAACTTTATCGTATTGATTTGCGAAGCTAATAATGATGCAGTAGGTTATGTTTTAATTACTCCAGCAAGAGGAAGTTATAAATATGCTAAAATACAACAAATAGCTGTAAGGAATGACGCAAGAAGATTGCATTACGGAAAAGCATTAATAGAAGTTTGTCGTGATTTTTGCGAAACATTTGCAAGAACAGGTTTTACTTTAAGATGCAGAACAGATTTAGAAAGCAATCATTTCTGGAAAAATTTAGGTTTTGAAAATTATGGGACTTGGGAGAAAGGAAAAATTAATCACGTAGGATTTAAAGCAAGTGCAGATATTAACCTTTGGAAAATTGATTTAAACAAAAATATTTTATTATTAGAATTATGAAGGATTTTGTAGGGGTTAGGTGGAGTTCACAGCACCAGCGATGGAAGGCAGGCTTCACATATAAAAAGGTCAGATATGAATGCGGATATTACACAGACCAAAGAGAAGCAGTACTTGCAAGGGATAAAAGAATTATACAATTAGGATTAGATATTAAGTTACAAATATTAAAAAAGAAGGTATGATTGAAACACCAAAACACTACGACAACTCAAAAGGCAGCTTGTACAAAGTAGCTACTGAAAGAGGATGGAACGCATATCTTTTTGATATTGTAAAAAGATTGGAAAGAGCCGAAAAGAAAGGTGAGTTTGTTACAGATTTAGAAAAAAGTATTAATGTTATTAAAATATGGTTAGATGAGAGTAAATAAAAAAGACAGTATATTAATGCACAAACTCGTTTGTTTGAGTATGCTATTACAGGAAACAATCGACGATTTAAAGCCAGATACTCCGATAATGAAAAAGACAGCAGAAGATTTGACTGTATTTACAGAGTTACTTTTGGATAGTTTAAAGAATACGGAAACCATCCAGAAACACACCTACTTTCAAGAAATCAGTAATAAAATTGATTGCATAATGCGTAAATCATTTAATCCTGAAATGTAATGGGAAAGAGTAAAATACCAGAAGATGTCAAAGAGTTTGTAATAAAGACTTACTTCGCAGAAAAGAATAACACTATGAAACGCATTTCAGAGCTTACAGGCGTTAATTTGCACCGAACAACTCATATTATGAATCTATATTTTTCCGATAAATCAAAAGCTGAAAATAAGTTAAAAGATTTAGAAAAAAAATTGGAAACTATATACGAAAGCAAAATGAATTAAAAAAAGCCACTCATTAACGGAGTGGCTTAGTCATTTAACTAATCAATCTAAATCAAACTATGAAAGTACAAATCTAAAAAATTAATTTTAATTAGCCAACAAAACACCCCCTAAAAATCCTACTCCTACAGCAATTAAAT